CCTTTAGCAGAGGAACGGGAACGGCAACCCGTGTGAATGCATCGGGATTGATTGAGAAGGAGAGAAGTAACCTTTTGCTTCAGAGTAATACTTTTAGTACTACTTGGGTGACCACAAACGCAAGTGTAACGGGTGGTCAATCGGGTTACGATGGCAGTTCTGATGCGTGGCTTTTAGATGCATCTGCTGCAAGTGGGGCCGTTTTCCAAAGTATTGTACAAAGCGGAGTTTTAACAACAAGTATTTACGCTAAAAAAGGTACTGCGGATGGTATTCGTATTCGCATTGACCAAACGACTGATACTAATGTTTATGTTGACTTAACAGACGGGAGTGTATCATCATCTGGTAATACTATTGATATTGATGTGCAAAATGTAGGAGGCGGATGGTATCGTATAACATTTGCTTTTGTCGGAAGTGGTATGACTACTTTTATTATCTATCCTACTGATGGAGGTACAACCAGTATCGCTGGTACTATCTACATCCAAGACGCACAACTTGAACAAGGTCTCGTAGCAACGGACTATATAGAAACGACAACGGCAGCCGTCTACGAAGGCATCACGGACAACCTCCCACGATTGGATTATTCGGGGGGTGCTTCTTGCCCGTCTCTTTTATTGGAGCCGAGTAGGACTAATTACCTTGTGCATAGTGAATACATAAGTGGATGGATAAACGCTGGAGGTACATCTTCACAAAATTCGCAAGATTCAACAAGCCCAGAGGGCGTATATAACGCAGCGGTAATTGATGCGAGTTCGGGAGTTTACCTAACCATTGGTGCGTCATCTAACCCTCATACATTCAGCGTTTACGCTAAAGCAAAGAGCGGTAGTGTTGTGGGTTTGCGTATTGATACGCCAATTACAAATATTACAAATTTTGATTTGTCCAATGGGACTATTCAATCAACGGGTTCGGGACATACCGCATCTATTGAGGATGCTGGAAATGGTTGGTATCGTTGTATTATTTCCTTTACTGATGCAATCGTAAATGCCGTACTACAATCAACGGCTTCGGGTTCGGTTTATGTATGGGGCGCACAACTTGAGGATAATTTATATCCCACATCCTACATCCCAACCTATGGAACCTCTGCGAGTCGTGCGGGGGATGTTTGTAGTAAGACTGGCGTTAGCGACCTTATTGGTCAAACGGAGGGAACAATGTATTGGGAAGGTATTTTTCAAAATGAAGCAAATCCGTTCTTGATGGAAATAAGAAAAGGCGCAGCAAATTACTTGCGTTCTATATATTTAGAATATGTGGGTGGAGTAATTAAAGCAAGAGCATTTGACGAAGGAGTTGCACAAGTCACCATATCAAGCGGAGCGGTATCAGTTGGAACACATTACAAAGTTGCTTTGGCTTATGCAAATAATGATTTTAATCTTTATGTGAATGGTGTTTTAGTTGGAAGTGATACAAGTGGTTCGGTTCAAAGCGGATTATCAGATGTATTTATTGGAAATTTAGATGGAACAACGAATCCAGCGTTTATAGCAACCGAATGCAAACAATCACTACTATTCAAAACCCGTCTAACGAATGCTGAATTGGCAGCCCTAACAACTATCGCTTAATGTGTACCATAGGCTTTGTATATAAGTGGACTGATGCCTCTAACAATAAGTGGTATGTCGGAAGCCATACTGGTCATCCAAAAGATGGCTATGTTGGAGGCGGTCACTTTTTTAATAAAGCCTATAAAAAGCGTAAGGAATCTTTTTCAAGAGAGATTCTTTACTTTGGTCACGACCATAGAGAGTTAGAGGAATTCATTCTTGAGGAATTAGATGCGATGAATGACCCAATGTCGTACAACCTTACTAATAAATGGAAGGGAGTTGTTAGACACACAGAGGATACAAAGAAAAAAATATCTGAAGCAAAGAGCGGAAATACTTTTTTTACAGAGGAACACAGAAAAAAATTATCCGATGCAAAGAAAGGTGAAAAACATCCTCAATGGGGTAAAGTAGGGACTTGGTATGGTAAAAAGATGCCAAGAGAAGCGGTTCGTAAAATGCAATTGAAACGCTCATATCCAGTATATTGTGAATACACGGGGAAAGAATATGCTTGTACTGCAGACGCTGCTGAAGATTTAGGAATCTCAAAATCTAACTTACTAAATATGTTAAATGGTCACAGAAAAAATAAGTACGGATTAAAAAGAATCAAACGATGAAAATGAGAAAATACGGCTTCGCATCTATTGAAGCCTTTGAAGCAGCAAAAGCCCTAATCACCACAACCGATGAAGAAGGAAACGAACACTACACCAATGCGGTGGTAATGGTGGTCATCTTAGGCAACCTTTGCGAGACTTGGGGAACGGATGAAGAAGGCAACCCAATATGTGAGGTACAAAGCCCTCTATATAGCGTTGATGTGCTTTGGCGTGATGAACCTTTAGCGGCTTGGGATTCTGCGATAGTATGGCCCGTACCCGTAGGGATTCACACCTTTGGTTCTAAACACGCTGCGGAGTATGCAAAGGCGTACTGCGAAGCGAATCCCGATGCGGAGTACTGCAATCCCGTGATAGAAGAGGAGCTATAATGTGGTCGTCTACTCACGGAGCGATAGGAGGCGCAATAGTATTAGTAACACCCGACCCCGTAATGGGGTTGGGTCTTGCCTTTCTATCCCACTTCGTGATGGACTACTTAGGGGAGACAAGCTACAAGAGCCTCAAGGAGGCAGCTATCGTAGAGGCGAACCTTCTGCTCGTTTATATATGTGCATCTACATTAGGCGACTTCTGGCTCTTGATGGGTGGTTGGGTGATGGCTAACCTCCCCGACCTTATAGATAAGCCACTACGGATAATATGGGGTAAAAGAGAATGGTTCTCGTGCCATAACGGTAAGGGGCTATTCCAAGCCTTTGGATATAAGTTAGGCTACCCCGTAGCACTACCCCTCACTTACTGGGGGACAATGCTTTGGAATATAGCCTCAACATTGGGCTTTGCCCTTATAATGATACTACTACGTTATGCAGCTCAGTAAGAACCTCTCCCTCTCTGAGGTGGTAAAATCACAAACAGCGGTGCGCCTCGGTATTGATAACGAGCCTACCGTTGCCCACCTCATAGCACTCAAGGCGGTGGCGAATAATATCTTCCAACCCCTTCGCGACCACTTCGGTGTGCCCATAGCGGTAACAAGCGGGTACCGCTCCGAGGAGCTCAACAATGCTATTGGAGGCTCATCACGATCGCAGCACTCCCTTGGTGAGGCCCTAGACCTCGATGCCGATGTGTTTGGTGGCGTAACCAATGCGGACCTGTTCCATTACATTAAAGACCACCTCACCTTCGACCAACTCATTTGGGAGTTCTCTGGGGAGAGCGGTCCAGCGTGGGTACATTGTAGCTACCGTGATGGAGACAATAGAGGTGAGGTTCTCGTAGCTTATAAGGATAAAGGACGAACGAAATACAAGCACTATAAATAACACATCACCATTATGCTATCCATTGACGATATTAAGGTACTTGCAGTGAACACCACATCAATGGTGATGTTCTTTGCTAATGTAGAGTCTGTACTCACAATAATCGCGCTTTTAGCTTCTATTGTGTACACCATTCAGAAGATTATAAAACAATCAAAACAATAAGATGTTTGAAAGAATTACCCAAAACAAAAAGACTACCATCTCTGGTGCGGTTATCTTTGCAACAGGCGTGGTGCTCATCCTATTGGATAAGGCCAGCCTCACCGAGTTCAGCGCGTTCATTATCGCTGCCCTCGGATTCCTATTTAGTAAAGACCCAAAAAAGTAAGAGATGACCATTACCCACGATGTGAGCGATGACTTCGCCGATTTCATTAACGAGCTGGAAAGCAAAGACCAACCAACGTGCAACTTAGAAAACCCAGAAGATTGCGAGGCCTGTGGATCATAAGCGCTGTGATACTGCTCGAGAGCTGTTCTGCTCAGTGGCACCTAAAGCGTGCGATTGCAAAGGACCCAAAGATTGCGCAGGATACGACAGTAATATGGGACACCACCATAGTAACGCAAAGCGTAAGGGTAAGCGACACGGTAACGATTAAAGAGGTGGATACAGTAACCATAGTAAAGGACGGCGTAAGGGTAGAGATGCGCAGGTATTTCGATACCATCGCTGTAGATGTGGAATGCCCACCCGATACCATTAAGGTGTATAAAGAGGTCCCTATCCGCCAGGTAGTGAAGCAAGACAGCCCAAAAAGTATGGGTATAGGTGCAGCGCTGGGCATCATCTTCACCATTGTGGTGATGAGAATAGTGGCCGCTGCCCTTCCAAAGTAATAGGTAAAAACACTCAACGGCGTATGCTGTTGTTTTGTTGTTGTGTGTGAGAAGCCCTACCAATTTGGTGGGGCTTTTCTTATTTATACCTTCTCAGAGGGTGGTTTTTGGCTCTTTTTTAAAGTCTCATATTTGACACAAAAGGGGTCGTTATTAACAATTTCCTGTTAATTGTTTTTTTTCTCCTGCTATATATAGGGAGAAAAAAAATAAAAAAACAAAATCTCTGCCTTCGTATTTATTTCCCTATCGGGCCTTGACGGCCCGAGTAGGTAAATAGATACTCATATTTTGGCAGTGAAAAATAGAGCGAGAGAACCATACTAATGGTTAGGTATAAATACTCATCGCTTGTTTTGTGGATAATTGTGTGGAGAATTTTCTTCGTGTTAATTGTTGTGAATTAAAATTGATTGCGTATGTTTGGAGAACCAAAAGCATAAGACTAAAAAACACAACAATGAAAAAGTTTAGCAGATTACAGGTAGCCACGTTCTACACCGCCATAGGTTCGGCAGCATTTACAGCCATCACGATACTGGCGCTCATCTATAAATTAGCATCCGTACTATTCGGATTCCAAGCATAGCACCGTAACGCCGCACGGTGCTACCACTAATGAAGCGGCATAAACAACAACAGATATGGCAAAGTTAGATTTTGCAAAAGGCGTATCAGCAGTATTGACTGGTACAGCGAATTGGGCACAGCTCACGGAAAAGAGCGGACCCAACAAACTTAGTGAGAAGTACCAAGTGGAGCTCACCCTTGATAAGGAGAGCCAAGCGGTGCTTGAGTCAATGAAGATTCTCTCTCACTTGAACATCAAGCGCCAGGACGGCACGTTTAAGTATGATGAGCCAACAGTGCGCTTGAAAAGCAACAACCCACCACAATTGTGGGATACCTCAAAAACGCCGTTTACAGGCCTTATCGGCAATGGTTCGGTACTCCGTGTCCGTGCGTTCATTAAAAGCTGGGAGATGGCAGGAAAAAAGGGTTTAACGGCATATATCAATAAAGGTATTGTCCTCTCATTGAATGATATCGATAGCGCCGATGATTCAGACCTTTGGGAAGATGTGAAAATCACAGCACCGCTCTCTGAGGAGGTGCCAGACACAACCATCCCAACGGCCACTGCTCCTGCAGCGTTTGAGGAAGAGGATGTAGATGATATGCCGTTCTGATATGAATCACCTCGATTTAATAGAAGCGGTGCACGAGCACTTTAACATTGACCCCTCTCTGCGCACCCGCCGCAGGGAGGTGGTTGATGCCCGCAGTGCGCTGATGGTGGCCCTACGCCCCCACTTCACGACCAATGAGATAGCTCGTATGTTCACCTTTGAGACTCCCGATGGTAAGGTAAAGGCAATGAGCCACTGTTCAGTGGTCCACGCTGAGAAGCAGCACGCCCTTCGTTACCATAGCGATCCGACAAAGCGCCTGCGACACTTCGAGCTCTACTGCGATATTTTCGACTTCGTTAGCTCTTACCTTGGTGAGGAATACCACAAGCCCATCACACAGGTTGAGATGCGCCAGGCCATCAAGCGTGAGGTGCAACTCCGTGAGGAGGCTGAGGCAAAGGTTCAAATGCTCCGCGATCACCTCAAGATGGTGCGCGAGGACCTCACCAAAGAATTGGAGGAGCTTAGTAAGCAGATGAAGAAGCTCACCAATGAGCGTGATAAGATTAAAGCGGCATTCTCAGCGCTATACAATGAGAAGAAGGCTCAGATGGCCGCTGTAAACTTCAAACAAGGATATTATGAGAACGCTGATAAATAGAATGATGCGCACAATGCGCCACAAGAAATACATTGATATGTATATCGCTGAGCTCCGCTGGGAGATTCTCAACATCACCATCACGGCATCACGCACGCAATGGAATGATGATGTGGTAGCGCTACTTGATAATAGCGCCCAGCTGATTAGAAAGTATGAACGCCGCAGAAGATGGCTAAAACTCTAAGCAATGACCACACAACAGCAGAAGTATAAAGTATTCAAAGAGGGTGTAAAGCTCGTGGCCCTCTTACAAGCCACTCTCGAGCAGATGGACGAGCTCAAAGGCACTGGTCTATATAAGCATACCATCAAGAATAAGATGCGCTCTCTGGAGCGAGATATGGAGGCCACCCTTAAAGGTCCGTTATCTGCATTGGATGATACGGATCCAGAGCTCCTCACTAAGATACAGTACAACATCGAGCTGGTGCTTGGTATGGACTTAGAGGAGCTCGCAATGCTCCGCCAAGAGATTGATAACCATAGAGACAATAAAAATGAATAAGAACGAATTACACAGCGTGTACATCATCGCAGAGCCAAGCGATGTGCGTAGATTGAATGTTGAGGGCTATACCATCATCCGACACATCAAAGGGTGGACCTATGAGGCCAGGGTAACGAATAAGGAACAGTTCAAGGCCATAGCGGATAGATGCGGTGTTGATATTACTGAGATGGCTAATTCTTAATAAAGTAAGGGTAAAATTGTACGCTCTGATGTACAAAATAATGGTAAAATGACAAATAGAGAGATACTACTGGAGATGTACGAGAAACTTTGGAACGCTGACAAGGACAAATGGTCTTGGAATGTGATTCTAAAGGACACGCTTGAGAAATTAGAAACCAATAATGATACAGAACGATAGGGTTTTGTGTCTTTAATAGAACACTATGTCAAGTAAACCGCACAAGATGCTTGACACCTTTAAAACAAAAGAGAGATGACACCAAAAGAGAAAGCACAAGAGTTAGTCAGTAAATTTATAACTATTAACCTATCACAAGTAAACGAACTTGTGGATGGCATTAGAATTAGACTTGCTAAAGAATCAGCATTGATTGCGGTAGATGAGGTAACCACATACCTTGAAGATATTTTAGTGCCTAATCCATTCGGTCAGTATTGGAAAGAAGTGAGAAAAGAGATAGAAAACCTTTAATACTAAAGAGAAATGAGAAATTTAAAAGAACTAATCAATCACTATAAAGGATTGTGGGCAGATGGAAAACGCCCAACCATAGAAGAAATTGGAGAAGCAAAAGATGCTTGACACCTTTAGTTTTCTTTTGCAAGAAGAACCAAATTATGGCTATAAACGCAAATAAAACCTTTAAAACAAAAGAGAAATGAAAAAGATATTAAAAGACATTGTATTTATTATAGGATGCTGGCAGTTAGGTAAATGGATAGGTTATTTTATAGTTCAGAACCTTTAACACCAAAGAGAGATGAAAACACCAATACAAGAGTTAATTGAACGGCTAGATGTTTTTTATGGAAACACAAAAGACATAGGCAATTCAACGGAAAGCATAGAGTTAGCTATTAAGTTAGCGCAATCAATGCTTGAGAAAGAGTGGGAGGAGATTATAGATGCTCATATTGATGGTCAATGTGATTACACCGATGGTACTCCACTTGAAAAAGCAGAGCAATACTACAACGACACCTTTAACACCAAAGAGAGATGAGTAAAGCAGAAATAGTTCAAAGATTGATAGAGGAAAGCCATATCACAGCAGAAGAGGCGGTAATACTTTTATCTGAACAGATACACTAC